AATACACACTGAGGGGTCTACAGAGTTTTTTCGGATAGCACTCTTCCACAATAGTTTGGAGGGGTACTACAAGACTAACTTTGCTTTGATGCAACACCATAAATATAGCTTGAGTGAAATTGAAAACATGATGCCTTTTGAAAGACAGGTTTATGTTTCTTTGCTAATGCAATACTTGGATCAAGTTAAAAAAGAACAAGAAAAAGCACAAAGGTAATGGCAGCATCTACAGTAGCATACACTGATACCACAGGTAATAAGGATTACCTAGGTATGATTGCAAGTCAGATTGGAAAGCGTTTGAAGCAAGCTTCCGATATGGCATCGGAAGAACGTGCTTATGCTTCTAGACAAGCAGAAATGAATAATACGTCTCTAGAAGAGGCGGGGATTGGTAGAGGACATTTTTTCAAAAGAGCCCTTGGTTCAAGATTTGGCGGAGATAAGATTGCCAGAACCAGGGGCAGATTAGGTGCAACAGGTCCTGGAACTGATCCTAGCAAGAGTTATAAACAGAGATTCCGTGGTGGATTTGACTATAATTATAGTGAACAAATTAATCAGGTAACTAGAGAAGTTGGTGGTGCTATTGTGCCAATGTCTAGTGCGCTATCTGTAGGATTGCGAGGTGTTGAAGGTGGATTAGCACAAGTTTCTCAATCTGTATCTGCACTTGCTGTTTCGATGAGTGGTCTTGCCAAGTATCAAGATGATATGGCAAGAGAAGTCATGATGATGGGTGCATTTATGCGTGCATTCATGGAATACATGAAGAGACAGCAGCAACGCTCAAGTGCTCGTAATGAAGAAAGAATGCTGGAGGGTGGCAGAAGAAGACTTGGTGGTGGAAGAGGACCTATTAACATTACACCTGGAAAAGGTGGACCTGGCCAGGGTGGTGGTCCTAAAGGTGGTGCTTTAAGAGCAGCAGATACCATCCAAACTATGACTAAGATTGGATCAAATGCAAAGGGTGCGACTGCTGCTTTAAAAGGTGGTGTTACGGCAACAAAGGGTGCCGCTAGGGCACTGTCAAAAGCAGGTGTTTCTGCCCCTAATAAATTCTTACAAGCAACTGCAAAAAATTCTGATGCTATTTTAAAAACGGGAGCAGAGATTACAGGTTTACCCGCTAACAGAGCAATGCTTGATGCTGCTGCTGATATGGCAACGGTTCCTGGAATTAAAGGAACACAAGCAGCTACTAAGTTATTACAATCTGATTCTGGTGCCGATGCACTTTTAAGAGCTATTGGTGCTTCTGGTCCTGGACCTCAAAGATCTATTGGTGCTTCTTCTTTTGCAGATTCTGGTACTGCAATTTTTACTAATGCTAAGAGCGGTAAGATTGCAGCAGAAGATGCTGGCAAATTGTATGCAGGGATGACAGATCCAAAGTATGCGGATCTGAATCCTTTTGCCAAAACTAAAGGTGGTCCAATCTACTTTGAAGCAGATGAAGCTGTCGATGTTTTGACATCTGTGGGTGCAGAAAAGCAATTTGGTGATCTGGCAAAACTACCATATGATCAAGCGGTGAAAGGAACTTTCGCTCATAAAATGTTAAGAGCACCCGCTATCAAGAAAGCAGCGACTTCTGGTGCTAAAAAGGGACTAGGGAAAGTTTTATTGAAAAAGATTCCTTTATTTGCTGGTCTTGCTGGTATTGCTTTTGGTATTCAACGTGCATTAGAAGGTGATTTCTTAGGTGCTGGTCTTGAAATCACTTCTGGTTTACTTGGTGCTACTGGTGTTGGATCTGGATTGAGTTTTGGTATTGATGGATTCTTGCTTGCTAGAGATATGGGCATGATGCCTATGGCAAAGGGTGGATTCTTAACAAAACCAACTCCTGTTGTTGCAGGTGAAGCGGGTGCAGAAGGATTTTTCCCACTAGAGGGAGCTAGAGGTAAGGCAACATTCAAAATGTTTGGTGAGGGTGTTTTGAATGCTCAAAAAGACAATAAGAGTGATGTTGCTAACCTATATGCTTTAGGAAATAAAAAATACTATGAAGGAATGGGTGGATGGAAGGCTTTTGGAGAAGCACTTAAGGGATTCTTTACTGGATTGGGAGATTTATTACCAGATAATCTATTACCAGATAATCCTATAAGTGGTCTCCTTGGTGCGCTTGGTCTAGGTGGAGATAAAGGTCGTGCTGGCAGTTACAAGATTGATGCATCAAAATTTGCAGATGGTGTATATGGCACAGGATTAGTAACAGGTCCTGCAGGTCTAATTGGTGCTGGTACTGAATATCATCTTGATAGTAAATTTTCCAAGGACATGTCTATGGAAGATCGTGTTAAATTGATGGATCAACTTGCTAGAGGATATGCTGCTAGGGGAAGAGAGATAGAATTCTCTAATGATGCAGTTCGTGGCACCATATATGATCCTAGTGCTAGTTTAGAAGAGAAAATTGCATTACTTAGAAAAGTACAAAGTGCCCATAGTCATTCCTTACATGCGGACTATGATAGTATTGACTACTATATTCCAAACATTGGCAAAGGAAGAGGACATGAAAGTGCAGAAGGTGCTGAAATCTTAATGCCAACTATGCATGACGCTCAACTCAGATATGGTCAAGGTGGTGGATATGGTGCATTTACTGATTTGATTGATAAAGATGGAAAAATTCTTTTTACTACTGGACATGGTGATATCAGAGGTGCCAAAACTGGAACTGTTGACCTTTCTCCACCAAAAACAACACCACAAGCAGATTTGTTATCTAGATTTAGAAGTTTAAATACAGCTGGCGATCAAGCTAATCAATTAAATCAAAATTCAATGTTTAGTGGTATGCTTGGTGGTGGTATGATGATGCCAACAACAGTTATCAATAACAACTATGCTGCTGCAGCAAGTGGATCTGGAGTAGACGATTCTTTCGGTGCTGGATTTGACTCCACTGGATTTAGTCCATTTGTATTCGACTATAATATAATCAATAAACAATAATGTCAGAGCAGAGTTCTTCTTCGATTAAATTAGTTAGATGTATCATGTCTAAAGGCAACGGTGAAAATCCAGTTGCATTGGGCAGTGACATGATTGGATCTTTTGAGGTGTATGAATCATTAGAGTCACCATTCATGGCAGGAAAAATTTTAATTAGTGACTCAAAAGAATTTCTAAACACATATCCTATTCAGGGTGGTGAAAACATTGAAATGGAAATAAAAACCAGTTTTAATGAAGCACCGATTGTTTATAAGTTTCAAGTAGCTGGCATTGGTTCTAGAGTTTCAAAAAACAAGATACAAACTTATGTCCTTATTCTTATTTCTGCAGAAGGACTTGTCAATGAAGCATTAAGGGTTCAAAGTCCTATTACTGGCAATCCAGAAGCAATTGTTGCCAAAATGCTTGGTAGTGAGTATCTGGATTCTAAAAAAGATTTTTACTCAGAACCATCTAGATTTGAAGTTAGACTAAATCCATCTAGAACTAGACCATTTGACATCATTTCTAAACTTTTGAGGAAATGTGTTTCTGCTAAAACAGATTACAAGGGAAATAAAAGTACAAATTCTACAGAGTCAGCACAGCAAATTAAAGGTAGTGCTGGATTTTTCTTCTGGGAAACTCGTAGAGGATATAACTTCTTCTCTATTGATGCTTTGTGTGATGAAAAAGAAGGTAAGTTTGCTGCACCTAAATTGCAGTCTGAATCATGGGGACCTTATCTAGAAAGAATTGCCAACACGGAAGTTTCTGGAGACCAGAGATTTTTGATAGAGAATGTAATTTTTACATCAGAAATCAACCTGATGGAATCAATGAGGAAAGGAAAATACTCATCTCTGATGGTATTCTTCAATCATTCAACAGGTCAGTATGAAGAATATGTCTATAAAATTAAAGACAGTTACAACAATATGGCACATTTAGGTGGACAGGAAGCGGTATCTTTAGTTCCTGCTAATCAGATTGAGTTGTCTGATTATCCATCTAGAGTTATGTCTGTACTATTAGATCATGAATCGTGGTACAATGAACCAGGAATTGCTAATCCAGAAGATGAGAATGCAAAGGACCCTACTAAATTTGCTGATTGGCAAAAATATTATGCAGCACAGGGAGCAGCAAGATCTGAATTGTTGAGGAACCAGGAAGCTACTATTAAAATTCCTGGAAATCCTGATATTTGCGCTGGAGACAAGATTGACATTAGATTGCAAAATAAAGCACCTGACGGTGCTAAGGTAAGAAAACCATATGATGAAGAGTCTAGTGGTGTATATCTTGTCAAGGAAGCAACACAGTCCTATAATTTTTTGGAAGGAAATACAGGAGAGTTAAAAACAACGCTAAGATTATGTAGAGACTCATATGGAATGAAGGATAAACCTTCTAACCATGGGGATAAATAACTGAAGGAGGTAATTACCTATGGAAAGCATCGAAAAGCACATTGAGAAAGATAAGGAGATTCTTCAAAATCCTTTGACTTCTCCGCAACAACGTCGTCATATTGAAGGCGAACTGCACGATCTAGAAGAGTATGTTGAGCACCATAAGAAAGAGATTGAGGCAGGAGATCATCACGATCCTTCACCACTCGAACTCTATTGTGATCAAGAACCAGGCGCACCAGAGTGTAAAGTACACGATAATTAAGTATGGATGAGGCATTATCACGATTATCCCCATCCCAAAGAATCGGTAATGACGGATTCTCTTGGTGGGTAGGTCAGATTGAAGGAACCGCTAGTGACGAGAAAAATAATAAAGGCGGATACCGTTATAAGGTAAGAGTTGTTGGGGATCATCCTAAATCTAGGGAGATTCTTGACACTCCTGACTTGCCATGGGCAACCGTAATGATGCCTGTGAATGTTCCTTTTATGCCTGGTAATATTGGGGGTGGTCATCCTCAATTAATACCAGGATGTTGGGTAACAGGGTTTTACTTAGATAATGACAGGCAAAAACCTATCATTATGGGTTCTATTGGTCCTGTTCCTGGAGCAACATCAACAATTACAAATGCAGATCCTAATGAAACTGAAGCATTTGTAAATGGTCCTAGGTCTGGTCAATTTTCTCCAAACCCAGTTACAGATGGATTAGAAGGAAAAGATGGAACTCAAAAGACTGGTGGTGGATTGTCTGATGGTACGAAAAGAGGTGATGGTGAAGATAGAGTAGATCCAGGAGTCAAAAAATTAGCAGTAATTAAGGACGAAGATTGGTGTCAAGTCACGGCAGAAAAATGTAAGAACGTTGACTTAAAAACACAAATGACCAACATTATTGGTCAACTTTTGTATGATATTCAAAATAGTGGTGGTAACATTGGAACACTATATGTCAACAAATATACTGGTGGACTTATAGATGGAATTGGTGATGCTAGATCCAAAGTAAATAAAGCAGTTGCAGTTGTTCAAGAGTTCTTAGCAAGAGTAAAAGGTTGGATTACCACAAAAATCCAAGAGGCAGTTGATGCTCTAGTTAAAGCAGTTCTCAGACAAGATGAAACTGGAAATGCATTGACCCCAATTACAGAGTTTTTCAACAATATCTTAAAAGATCTTGGATGCAAGATGGCAGATATTGGTGAAAGAATAGCAGAATGGTTGACAAATGTATTGATGAATTTTATCAATAAGGTTTATCGTGCTGCTATTTGTCAAGTTGATGAGTTAGTTAATGGAATCATTTCTAAGATCCAGCAGTTGATGAACGATCTTCTGGATAGTGTATTGGGACCATTACAAGATATTCTTGGTGCTATCGCTGCACCACTCAATATTATCGGGCAAGCAATTAATTATATTCTTCAGTTATTAGGAATCTCCTGCTCTGGTCCAGATCAAACTTGTAACAAATATAAGGAAGTTTGTACATCTGGTGAGAAGAAGAAAGATAAGGATGATGAAGATTTCTTAGACAAACTTCTGGATGACATTGATAACTTGTTTGGTGATACTCCAGCAGATTATACTCAATATGTTTGTGATGAAGCATATACTGGTAGACCTTTAGAGGTTACTACTATTGGTTTTACTGGTGGTGTTCCATTGCCAGGTGCTGGTGGTGGAGAAACTAAGAAACCAAAAATTGTATACACTATTTCAGATGTTGAGGTAAAAGAGGGAGAGATTGCAAAATTTGTTGTTAATCGTAGTGGATTCTTAGAAAATGCTTCTTCGGTAAGTTTCAAGACCCTCAAGAAAAAAGGTACAGCAACCGCAGGAACAGATTACTTATCGGTCGATGGTATTCTAGGGTTTGCCCCTAACGAAACTCAGAAAACTATTGAGGTACAGACTTTAGTAGACTCTGAAAAGGATCCTAATGAAGTTTTCTATGTAAAGTTAGCAGTAAACAGTCCAGAAAAGAAAGATACAACTGATATCAAATCCATGTTTGTTAAAAATATTGGAACATGTACGATATCAGAAAAAAATGTCAAAGAACCATATGATCCATATAAACCAGATCCTGTAAATCCATTTGAACCAATACCAGAGGTCCCTACTGATGGTGTCGTTCCTGAAAATCCTAATGGTGGTGTCGATGATGATCAAGTTCTCCCACCAGAACCTGATGTAATTCCAGAACCAACTTATAATGTTGTGGCAAATAGATCTACATGCCCAGAAGGAGAATTTATCATTTATACTATCACAACAACCAATTTGGAGAGTGGTACTATTCTCTACTATAACTTGTATGGATCTAGTATTACAACTTCGGATATTATTGGCAATAGACTTACAGGAAGTTTTATTATCAATGATAACGTAGCAAAGGTTACTGTTGGTATTGCTGAGGACAACACTATAGAGGATGAAGAAGACTTGACCTTTAGTATTACAGGAACTTTTGCTAGTGTTAACGTTCTTATCACAGTATCAGATACTGATATTGATGAAGATGATTTGGGTGTGGGTGACACACCAGAAACAGTATTTGAGACTTTTAGAACACCAATTGCAAAACCACCTATTACTGATGAAAACGGAGGAATTATTGAAATTCCTGTTGATG